GGGAACCAGTCATCGCTGATGCCGTCCAGGTTGCCCAGGCGCGCACGAAGGCAGCCGGTGAAGTTCTTCGCCTTCACCCCGTCCATCACGTCCACGCGGGGCTGACCGTCCTCGGTGGCGGAGATCAGGATCAGGTTCTGACGCAGCGGGTTCTCCGTGTTGCCCATCAGCACGCACTCGTCACCGGCCTCCGGAAGGGAACCTGAAAATTCATCCTCACTTACGAGAATGGAGTCACCCTCCACGCCGGCCACCTCCACCCAGTACCCTTTCAGGTTCCCGCCGCTGAACGTGGCGCAGCGCATCAGGTCATGGGCCTGGAAACTGTTGTCCTGCTCGAAAGTGATCCTCCAGTAACCGTCCTCAAGTACGGCGGTCTTTATTTTCCCGTTGGCGGCACTGACACAAAGCTGGCCGCCGACGCTGCGTACCTTCTCGATAAGCAGCTCCAATACTACCATGACCTGGCGTACCGTCAGCTTGTCGATGGTAAGATGGGACAAAGCGTCCTCCATCCACAGCCGCCACCCCTCACCGAAAAGACCGTCCACGAATTTCGGGCTGCGAAGGAACTCACGCACGACAAGGGTCAGCAACTCGGCATTGCCCTTGTCATCAATACCCGCATTATCCTCCTGTCCGAAAGAGGCTCCCGCTTCGAAGGTGATCTTCCCCTTTGCACGGTCATTCTTTTTTTTGCTGATGTGTTCCGCCTGACTTCTCCGCGCGGAAAAAAGATTGTTGTCCGTAGGCAGTGTCTTGTCCCAGCTACGGATAATGTCAGGAAGCGCGGCACCCTCCGCCTTTGACTTCGTATAGTTTTTCAGTTCCCCGATACTGTCATTCACCCGTTCAAACGCACCACTATGCAGGGCATCGCTGATCTCGATGTCCATCTCCCCGGGTTGGTTCACTTTCCGGGTAATTTTCGTGATACGGCTGCTGCGATAACCGGTTTCGGGGAAATACTCCTCGCTTTCAAGTCTCACACGACGGCCTACGGACAGGGAAACACCGTTCTCCTCAATCCACACATGGTCGGTCGGGGCCTTGTAAACGGCAAGATCCTGCCAGTGTTCGGTATTGAACTGTTCCACCGCCGTAAGAAACTCCTCCTCGGCAAGCGGGTAATATTCGTCCGGCATACGGATATTCCAGAGAATATAACGGTCACCGGATTTCGGAATAAGTTTGCCGCCGGGGAGTTGCGTGTCATCATCATAGGGCCATATCGTAATAATCTCGAACTCACGGGTGGCACTGTTGAAATTCACCTCGAAATAGTGGTCCTCACCCTGCCCCAGTCCGGAAAGGTCACCGTCCTGGAACGATACACGTTTGGTCTCGTCGGGCAGCTCGTAATCGTTCGGATCGAAATTCAGGCTGTCGTCCCTAAAATAATAGACCGTGAAAGGGTTGCCGTCGTCATCTTTCACATCTTCGCTGCGCACACTGCTGACAGCCCCGATCCTGCGGGGATAAATGCCGCTGAAGGCGTCTTGCTCGTAACGGTCATAGATGCCGTACTCCTCCGTATGTATCTCGACATATTGCCTGCCCCCCGGAAGCATCAGGCGGCTATGCCCGTATTTTGACGGATCTATGTTCCGCGTGCTGCCTACCGGGAACAACCGGGTATAAAAATTGTCGGTACCCGTCGTGTCGCGTTCGATTCCGGTCAGTCCCTTCCCGTAGCCCAGCGTTATTTCCTCGCCATGCTCACACCGGCACACGTTCACGGTCTGGCCTTCCACCCACCATTCAGCCTGCCCGCCGACCGCTTCGGCTATCTCTTTCAGGGCTTCGTTGCAGTACTTCCCCTCGTAATCGATGACGATAAGGTCCGTACCGTCCACCCGCCCCACTTTCCAGTCGGTGGTGTGGTTCATTCCGTCATTGATACACTTCACGATCATGGCCACGTGTTCACGCGGAGTCGCTGTCAGCGTGAACACAGGCTCGGTGTTCCCGTCGGTGGTCTCCAGCACAAGAAAACGTCTCACCAGGCTCTCGATACCGTAAAACTTCAAATCATATACCCACTCCTGGCCGCTCTTCTGCTTCGGGATGTACCGTTCGGTCAGCCAGTAGCGCTCACCCTCAAAGTCCACCCGGTCATTCACGTCCAGGGCGATATATTCGTAATGCGTGAAAGAGAGTGTCAGGACATTGTCACCCTGCACCTCCTTCACCTGGGTGGAGCTGTCGCCCGCCTCGATATCGGTCCGTCTGTTGCCGTTGCTGTCATAGATGGTCAGCATGTCTGTATCTTGTTTAAACGTCGTTTGAATAGGGTTTGAATCACATTTATATGACCGGGACAGGTTCCCGGAACTTCACCTTGAACTTGCCGGCGTGCACGCCTTCCTTCCAGAGATAGGTCAGAGGCTGGAACTTGCTGCAATCCGTATATTTCACACGGAGAGTCAGGGCAAGTTGGGGAAAGGAAATCTCAAGCCACCCGTCACGGCCTTTCTTCAGGAAATTGATGAACTCGAAATACTTCTTCAGCCAGCCGGCCTGCGTTTTGCCAAACAGGGCGAAATGAAGCGTCACGTCACGGGCCTCGTTCCTGGGCGTCAGCACGGAGGAATATTTCTCCCCGTCCTCCTCCCGGATATTCACAGCCGTGTCCGTTTTCGTCTTGCTCGGGGTCAGGATGGCGGTCAGGTTATCCATCCCGCCGCGCTTGTCCTCAACGAGGAACACCCCGTATGTACTCCAGATGTCGGTACCGTTGACAAGTACCAGACCGCCTAATATCTTTTCCATATCATTTGCATTTTACTCCGTCACGATTGATTTTACGAATCTCTTCCTCTATTTTGCCAAGGTGCGACGCGCTCGTGCCGGTGTTCTCCTCGATACGGGCAAGATGCCCCTCGGCGGTGTTCATCTTGTCGATGACGCTCTCCATCTTCTCATCGATGCTCGACCAGTGTTGCAACCCGCTGGTGAACATGCCGTCCAGTTTTGTACCCTGGTCCTGTGTCATGGCTGAAAAACCGCCGGTTTTGGCGCTCTGGCTCGTACCGCCCGAGTTATCGTACCCGGTGGCCGCGGCAAGATTGTCACGAAGAGCGATGGCTTCCTCGACATACTTCATGTACTCGTCCTGGAGGGCCTTACGCTCGGCTTCTGTAAGGTCATTGTCTTCCATCGCCTTGCCGAATTTCTCCCACCAGCCTTTCAGCTTGTCGGAATACAGCTCACCGATCTTGTTTGACAGCATCGCACGCATGAAATACTCGGATATGTCCTCCGCCGCGGCTGCGGCATCATACTTCATATCCATCAGGTTATCCACGAAACTGCTGTACATGCTGTCGAAGGAAATACCGGTGAGACCTTCATACAGCTGGTCGGTAAGTTCCTCCAGCTTGCCCGCCTGGTCGATATAGTCATCCAGCTTCTCGGTCAGACGACCTCCATATCCGCCCTTGCCGGTATCCTGGATCTGCGTCCACATGTCCACGTTACTGCGCAACTTCTTCATCTCCTCCGGACTTAGGTTCCAGATGTCACCGTTCCAGCTACGCCCGATCTGACCGCTCAAACGGTCAATCTGTTCCTGTGAGAAACCGCCCCAGTAATAATTCCAGCTGTGATGCGAACCGTGATAACCGGCCTGCGACATGGCCATGTCCAGATAGTTCGAGTTCGTCTCCTGCTGGAGCCTGTAGGCATCCCGGTAGGCGGCCACGGACTTTGTACCCTTGCTCGCCTTGATCTCCTCCGTCAGGTCCTCGATAGCCGTCTGCAAGGTCTCGTTGCGCTCGGTCAGCCGGTCGATGGTTTCCTGGACCTCTTTGGCATTGCTTGAAGTCGTCCAGGAGGAAAATCCGCCCCAGGTCAATGCGTCGAATATCTTGCCCACACCGGAAAGCAGCGATTTTCCGATAGTCACAAAAAGATCACCGGAAAGCACATCGTCAAGAATACCGCTCACGGCATTGAACACCGCGTCGAGCAGGCCACCGATGACCACACTCAAACCATCTTTGAAAAGGTCTATAATACTTACAATCCAGCCGACAACAGGCACATCCTCAAGTGTTTCGGAAACCTTTCCGAAAGCCTCGCCCAGTTTGCCGTCCACTTCCTTGGCACCTTTGCCGAGTGTGATCAGGCCATTATACGCCCCGCTGATACTGCCGGAGGCAATCTGCTGCAATCCGTCCCTCACATTCTCCATACTGGTCTTCAGACCGGAGGCAGTATTCGAGAGGGACTGCCGGGCACTGTCAGCCGTTTCCTGCAAGGCGTTTATATTCTCACTCGCGGCATCGGCATTAGCCTGCGCCGTTTCCAGGGCTTGCCGGGCGGACTCCTTCTCCTGTTCGGTTCCGGACTGTTGCGCCTCAATGTATGATTTCTGGGCGGCAATGAGTGCCGTATAGGTGTCCGCATACACCGCCTGTGCCTCCTTCAGGTCTGAAAGGGCTTTCTGGTAGGCAGTAACCTCGGCACCCAGTTTCTTGAAACTGACCTTGCCGGAACCGCCCAAAGCCCTCTCCATCTGCTGGACGGCAGAGACAAGCGCGTCCTGGCTGGCATGGTCGGCATTTCGGAACTCGTCAGTGAGCATGTATTTTCTGGCATCCGCCAATACAGGCTTTATCATATCGGAAAACATCCCGCCGAATTCACCGAAGACAGTACCCCAGTCAATACGGGCTTTCAGTTCCTGCACTTCGATGCCGGCAAGTTTGCTGTCACGTTCAACACCGAGAGAGAGCTTCTCGCTGCCGGACGTCGTCTTTTGTATCTTTTCCGCATATTCGGTCGCGATGGCGAGTTTCTGCTGCTGGAAGGTGCCGTAGGCCTGCAAATATTCCTGCATCACTCCGAACTCTTCCCGATAAGCTTCCGCTATTTTCTTCTGTCGGCCGGACTCGTTCAGCTCACGGGCCTTGTCTATTTCGGACTGCTGATCTTCCGACAGCGAACCGGACTGCCCCGCTTTCGCGTTGTCACGTTTCCAACCGGCTTCCTGCCTGGCTATTTCATCCTTGCGTGCCTGGTATTCATTGTCTATCTGGCGCAGCTTCTTCTCCAGCCCCTCGGTCATCATCTCAATCTCCGCCTCGTCATTCTTCCTTTGCAGCCCGGCGAGTTCCTGGCCCAGCTTTTCAGAAACCTGTTTGCGGCGTTGGGCTTCTTTCTCCGCCTTGTCCGCCTTCTTCCGTTCGGCCTCGGAATCCTTATCCTCACCGGGCTTGACCTTGTCGTACTCCTTTTTGGCGGTATCGACGGCATCCTTCAGTTCTTTCGCCTTCTTCTCAAACTCCTCACGGGAAAGGCTGTTGGACGTTTCCTGAAGAAAGGCGTTATAAGCCTTGAGCGCGTCCTGGTATTTCTCTTTTGTCGCAGCCACCCAGTCAGTGCTTGAATCCGTGGGCAGGTTACGCCGGTTTTGTTCCGAAACCAGTTTGTTCAGCTGATACTTCAGTTCGTCACGGGAATAAGTTCCGGTAAGATTTTCGTCACCCTGCGTAATCTTTCCGTATTCCTTCTCCTGGACAGACATCCGGGCAAGCAGGGTTCTACGTTGCTTTATCTGCTGTACAAGGGTCTCGTTACTCACACCGGTCAGGTTTTCGAAATAGGCATTTACCTCGTCCTTGCGGATTTGTCCGTTCAGGCTCTTGCGTTTTCCGTACAGATTCTGAAGCTCTGCCTCCTCATCCCTTGAACGTGCGGATTTCCGGACATATCGGGCTCTTTGCCGCCCGTAGCTGTCCTGGTAATATTCGGTTGCCAACCGGGTCTTGCCTTCAAGTTCTTTTATCCTGTCATCCACACGTTTCAATTCATTGGCGGGATTGGATATGGACTCACCGGCTTCCAATCGGGCTATCTCTTCCTTGATTTTCTTGATATTCTTCAGTTTCTCATACTCGGTGTCGTATTTGGAGAATATATCCGGATATTTCTGTTCCAGCTTGTTTAGCGCCTCACGCCGGGCATCCGTGGACACGGCTTCATCCCCGGCAATGGAACACAGTTCCTCTATTTTGCGCCTGTGCTCTTCCTCGGCCTCTATGGTTTTCTGCTTCTGCTGCTGATACCTTTCCTCGGATTCCTGCAAACGTTCGGTTTCCGTCTTCATGGAGATCAGTGCCACGGCAACACCGGCAAGCAGGGTCGCAACCAGCACATAGGGATTGGAAAGCATGGTCCGGTTGAGCATTTTCTGCGCTTTCTCAACCAGCAGGAGCCAGTTGTAATGCAACGCCTCCGCAGCCACCGCCCAGCCTTTCACGGCCGTGACTGTCATGACGGCGGTCCGGTACACACCATACGTACCGACAAGCCCGAGCAGGATACGGCCGAAACGTTCGTAATGCTCCACCATGTAGGAAACACCGGAAAGCGTGGTGTTGATGACACCTTCCGACTGTTGCCCGATTTCATTGAACATCATTGAAACGGCATCCTCTATATTGGAGATCTGTCCGGTTATCGTTTTGGATTGTGCCTCCATCAGACCACTGAATTTTCCGCCCTCGTCCGTCAGGCTCTCTATGACCTTCTGCACTTCGGGAAAACCGACCTTGCCTTCCTCCACAAGCTCCTTCACCTTGCTTTCAGCCACGCCGAACTGCTTGGCCAGTTCGGCGATCATAGGGATGCCCCGGCCGGTGAACTGGTTCAGGTCCTGTGTATAAAGCCGTCCCTGGGACATGGTGGTGCCGTAAAGATAGACCAGATCGTTCAAAGGGATGGAAAGTCCGGCAGCGATGTCACCCAAGCGGATCAGCGTCTCGTTCACTTTCTCCGCTCCAAACCCGTAGGCAAGAAGCTGCTTGGCACCCTGCGCGACATCCTCCAGGCCGAAAGGAGTGGTCGCGGCCGTATGTACCAACTGCTGCATCAGGGTGTCGGCCTTCTCCGCACTGCCGAGCATGGTCTGAAACGACACCTCCAGCTGCTGGAACTCGCCGCGTACCTTGGTGATGTTCGACACCAGCTCCTTGATAGTAAAGGCGGCCGCCAGTTTGCCGACGGTGTTGTTCAACAGGGAACCGCTCCTGTCAAGTTCCCGGATCTGTCTGTTGGCGGACGATGCCTGCTGGGACATCCGCTCGATCTTGCCCACGGCCTTGTCAAGACGGGCGCTCAAATGGTCCACCATAAGGAATTCTATTTGTACCGGTTTCATCTATTTTAGCTTGCTTTGAAAAAATCCTACTATTCCATCCGCTTCATCCTCGGCGCTCCGCTCATCCGCAGGACCGGAAGATCCGGACTTGTCACGGACATACCGGGGAGCGTCACTAAGCATCATGATCAGGGTCTGGTAATTCACCTTGTTCAGTATATAGTCCACGCTCCAGCCGGTGGCACTGGCAATCTGCCACACAAAACCGAAAGGGCTATGGGAGCCTTCATAACGGCTCTTTAACTCCCCTTCTTTCTTTGGCTCAGTCTCAAGCTCATCGGATTCGTCCGCTCGGCTGATCTGATAATAGGTATAAAAGGGTCGGTACCCATCAGGCTGACAAAACGCTTGATCGCACCCACCAGATAACGCTGTTCCATGAAGTTCCTTATGAGCCATGCCACCGGGCGCAAAAGCACGCGGCGGCTGAAAGGGCCACGACAAAGGGTATAGGCCACCATACGGCTCACCGCCTTGCCGTGAGAGGCCAGAAACTGCATTTCCTCCTCCTTGCTGAACCCCCACATCTCCTCACTGGTGATCCCCATCGACAAATATGTCCGGGCAAAAAGAATCTGACCGGACATATAAGGCCGCCTCATGGTCACGCGCAGCTCCAGCGGGGATTTCCTGAAAGGGATATGAAACGCTTTCAGCGGGACGCTCACACCGATATCCAGCAGCGCGTCCGCACCCTCACGCTGGATCTGCTTGATGACAGCTTCGTCCATACGCTACTCCTCGGCCGGGTTAGTGGAAGCAGCGGCGGCAGATTCAGCAGGAGGCAGTTTATACTGTTTCCACTCTTCCGGGATAGAATCCGTATTGAATACGCCATGGGGCTGGGAGCCGTCTTCCGGCATGGCCACTTCCAGCGTGCATTCGATTTTCGCCGTTTCTGTCAGGGTCAGCTTGCCGCCGAGATTGGAAAGTAGCGTGCCATTGGGAATCAGGATGCTCTGCCCCGAAACAAGGGCTATTTCCCACGGACCGGTCAGCAACACGGCTGCCGTCGGGGCCG